CCTTACGGCATAGGCTACGCTTGAATGGTCTTTGTCTATGGCCTCACCCAGTTCGTGGAGCGTGGCGTGGTTGCGGAATGCTGATACGAATGCTGCTCTTGCAGTAGATTCTTTATGCGCACGGCTTCCATTATCAGAAAAGCCCAGACGGGCGAAGTATTGCTCTTTACTTACTTTTAGTTGACGTAGTTCAAATGGTCTCATTTGCATTTACAGAGTCTTGCTCTGCCCTCTTTATGATTGGTTATTATTTTGGTAATTGGCATAGTGTAGTGCTTGTGGTCTGAAAGTCTCTTAAACTTCATCTCACTCGCCCATTCCACTAAATTGTCATCTTTGTCTTGTACTATGGTGTAGTCAACCACTAGGTAGTCCACCCCATCTACTGCAAAGCATTCGTACTTCTGAAAGGGTGAGAGTATCTGCTTCATAGCGAGTCCTCAATAATCCCTTGCAGGCGTTGTATCTCATAAATCATTTGTTCGCTATCAACTCGCAGCTTTGAGTTAGCCAAGTACATCTCATTCATTTTGCCCTCTGTGAACTGGCGGTAGTCAATAAACTGCTGAAGCAATAGGTCTGCGTAATGGCAAGACATAACGTGGTGAAGTAGGTCATCTTGAACTTCTCTGCCGTTTGCTTTGTCTGCTGCTTGCTTCGCCAACCACATCGCAGTACCTGCAAGCATAAGCTGCTTTTCGCGAATGTAGAGGTCGTGGCTATCGTCAGAAGGGTACATCGCTCGCAGGTGTTTCATCTAATTTTATTGGCAGCAAGTTACGCCCGTTTATCACAAAGCCAACATTACCTAACACGCTCTGTAAGATTAAGGGAGTTTCAAGGGGCGTGATGCGCCCACCAGATTCCATCTCCTTGACCTTACGAACATGGATGTGCGTGTAAATCCAATCGGTTTCGTGTGCAGCAAATCGGTGAATCACGATTACGCAGTCTGATCTGTTACCCCACTTGCCCCCACCCTCAATGTCTGATGTGTTGGGCGGCATAGCCATCCCCTCGTATTTGTGGCCTTTGTAGAATGTCTTGCGCATCGCCTCCGTTACTGGGTGAGCGTTGACTATGGTGGTGACGTTATTCTGATGGGCGAACACACGAAGGGCAGAGGCTACCTCGTAGTGATATTCGTGCATCCCTGTCTTACCTAATTTCTTTTGGTCGGTTGATAGGGAGTTGTATGGGTCTATCAAAGCACCCGTATAGTTCCATTCGTTCTTGATGGAGTTCATTACCTCAAGAAGTTCAAAGGCGGTAAATAGCCTGTTGCCATCTATGAATTGAAAGTACTCGTTGATGAAGTCCAACTTGCGGAACATCATGCCCTCATCAATACCTTGAATCGGTTTGCAAACTAGGAACTCAATTAACTTTCGCTTGAGGCTTGGCACTTCGTTCTCGGCAGAGTAGATGAGCCACTTCTTGCCGAAGTTATACGACTGCAAAAGCATAAGGTAAAGCAGCGTATGGGTCTTGCCTACGTTAGCGTGGCCGACCACGACTACAAACTCCCCATCTTTAAGTCGTAGGTACTGATCTACTTCATAAACACCGAGCTTGCCCGTGTCGTAGTACTTGCCCTTTAAGGCTCTCTGGAGATATGGTAACGAAGATTCGTTAGATAGTAGGTCGGGATGTATCATTGATTCTGATTGGTGAGCAAATATAACAAAATAATTGACATAAAAAAACCCCTCCGTAGAGGGGCTTCACACAACGACCTAATATAAAACCAATCAGAAAGGGTCGTTGCGATTTGCGAAATGCTCGGTGTGTGATGCAGGAGCAGCACTCTGCCCAGTCATCCAAGCGTTAAAGGTCTCTGCGTTGGCAAGGATGGTGTTAACATCATGTTGCGCAGCGCAAGCGTACTCAACTGCTGACTTCAACGCCACTTGGCGAATAATAGAAGCGGAGCGGTCATCGTTACCTTTAGGAGCGAATGAAGGGGCTGATTGGGTATAGCCTCCACCCGTAGATGCGCCATAAGGATTGGGGCGTTGGATTTTAACCGTGCCTTTCTCGTTCTTGGTGTACTCTACCTCATCGCCTACTGCGTAGGGAGGGGTCTGTGATTTAGCAAAGGCAGTGCCGAAGTCTCCATTGTCGAAGCGAACCTCAAGCTTGAATAAATCTTGCCATTGGCCTGTCGGGGTGATTGAAATAATTTTGGACATAATAGATTGGTTTTAGATAAATAGAATTGATTGCTGCTCCAATACATCAATACGAGCTTGAAGCTCTTGTATCTTGTTTTGAAGTGCTTGGATTTGTGCTTGTTGCACTTGCACCATCTCGGTGTAAACGTCTGAAGAAAAAGATAAAGTCATAACTGATTGGTTTTAAGTTACGACAAAGATACAAAACTATTCTGTTACCACCAAACCACTAAAGGTTATTTCTGCCGTGTCTTTGGGAATTGATTTGTCATGAACCATCTTCAGCGACTGGACATAGGTGCGCGAATCATCCTTCACGCCACCCCAAGTCTTGAATGCATCCAGAGCAAACTTCACCGCCATTATCGCATTGTCAATATCGTATCGGTAGTTGACCTTGCAAAAAATTTGCACATCCGTTATCTGCTCAAGATCATACTCTGCTAGTTGCAGCATCACCTCATCGTAATGTTTGGTCTTTGCCTTTGCACGGACTGTCCAATGCTTGGATGCGTAGAAGGCGTTGAGGCTTGGCACTTTGCCGACTACAACCTTGTACGTTTTCAGTTGTCGGGTATCAGATAGCCGCATTGTATGGCGAAGTGCAGGTCTATCTTGGCAATCTCACCGAGTAATTCTTGTTCTTTGTATTTCGCCTGTTGGCGAGCGTTGTAACTGGACTCGCAGTTAGACATGAGCGTAGCGCACTCCTCAAGGATGAAGTCAATCTTCCTGCGCTTGGCAGGGTTAGTATAGTACTGCATATTTTCCTGTTGTTGTTTGGCTTCCTTCGCTTGTTGCGCTAATTGTTGGCTGCTCATCTTGGCGTTCAAGTTCAAATTGTAGGTGAGCGATGGCCTTGCGGATGTCATCGCAGATAGGGTTGTGAGGTTTCTTGCCTGCTCTCATCAAGTAGGTAAGGGCAGTTCCAAGATTGTAATTATCTGGTTGGAAGTCCATCACAACATCCTTCGCCTCTATCTTCAACGTCTTGCCGATGTAGTACTTTGGTGTCATTAGCCAAAGGTACGTCATCCCAATAAATGTAGATGTGGTCGTTCATAGAATTATTTATTAACAAAAGTTGCGTATGTCAAAATTATTCCTTTTTTTTTTACAAGTTAACTTGATTAGTTACTTAGTTAATCAACTTTCAAGTTGATATTAGTTAGTAGTTAGTCAACTCTTAACTTTACCAAACAACTTAAAGAAAAAGAAACTAAACAAAGAAAAAGAAAGAAGTTGCGTTCTAACGCATCCAAATACCTAAAGGCATACACTTATACCATTTTAGTATTTAAGTGCAGCAGAAGCCAAATAAACCTACTCTACGAGCTTATCTATCCACTTCTTGATGAAGTACGCAGCGACAAGGATAAGCCCAAGCATAACTGCTGCACCTTCAAAAGTCCATCCCCTCTGCTTTCGCTCCTTCGTTAGAATCTTGGTCTGGGTAACTCTGATCGTGTCGGGCAAGCACGTTGCCTCAACGTACACCTTTCGGTCGATGTACTGAAGCTGAAGCCTTACCTTGTCTTGGTAGATTGTCGTGTCCTTGTAGAGTTCCAGAGTGTCGGTTAGGTACTTTGTCTTGGTGACAATTACCGTGTCCCGAACAACTACACTCTGAAGGACTGGTTTCACAGTAGCGCAACTGCTAACTACCGCAAGAGTCGCAGTCAGCAGGATTGTCCACATTGCAGGTTGGTTGGGGTTTAGTTTCAAGGGAGTCAAGCCATTCATCAAAAGAGGAGGTATTTAGTTTTGCCATTGTGCTTTACTGCTTTTAGGATTTGTTTTCGGTTCTTGCTACTTGAGTAACTAACGTGAACCCACGATGGCGCAGTATCAGAGCCAAATTCCCAAATGAGTTGGTCAAAGTCTAAATTGTCCTTAATCCAATGGAACAACACATCATTCCCACCATCAAACTTTAGGTCGGCAGCCTGCGCTTGAAAGTGCTGCGATGTCTTTGCTCCCCCTACTTTGCTATTCAC